CCCAATTGACTCAAGCGATTCAGACGATCTGGTCCAAGGAAATTCTTTTCCAGGCCATGCCAATCCTTCGCTTTGAGCAATTTGCAGTAAAGAAGACCGAACTAGGTGTTGCACCTGGTCTTCAAATCAACTTCATGCGTTACAACAACCTCGGCTTCGCAAGTGGCCTTGTTGAAGGTGTACGTATGCAGACCAACGCATTGACAGCACAACAGTTCTCAATCACAGTATCTGAGCATGGTTATGCTCTTGCTGTTTCTGAGCTATTGCTCAATGCTTCATTTGACGATGTGATGGCATCTGCTTCACGTCTTCTCGGTCGTAACATGGCGATCTATCTAGATCAGCTTTCACGCGACACACTCTACGCAGCAACCTCAACAATCTATGGTGAAGACCGCACTAACATGCTTGCTATCACCAACGGAACTGGTACTTTCAACCAGTACGCATATGGTACAAATGGATCAAGCCGTGCTTCAATGACCGGTAACTTCAGCCTCACTCCACGTACCGTTAAGGATGCTGTTGAGACACTCTCAACCAAGAACATTCCACGGTTGGGCGAAACTTATGTTTGCTTCGTCCACCCACACCAGAGCCGTAAGCTTCGTGATACCGCTGAGTTCATTGAAGTAACTAAGTACGCTGCTCCTGGTAACTTCATGCTCGGTGAAATTGGTCGTCTATACGACACAGTATTCATTGAGACCACACAGGTTCGCAAGGTTGTTGGTGGTGCTGGTACTAACTACACCGCTGATACAGCTGTTGCTAACCCAACCGTTACACCTGGCGGAGGTTACATCACTCCTGCACAGTTCACCGGTAACGGACAATCTGACCGCTATGACGCTATCTTCATTGGAGATAACGCATTCGGTCACGCAATCTCTCTTCCAGTCGAGCTCCGCGATGGCGGTATTCTTGACTTCGGTCGTGAGCATGCTCTTGCTTGGTACTCAATCTTCGGTCTTGGCCTCATCACTGATCAGGCTGTTATCGTTGCTGAAACCAACTAAAAACTAAATACTGCGACCTGGGCATGTCCTTAAACTGCCCACTTTAACAGTCACTAACCCGGAGGATCCAAATGGCAAGTAAAGTAAAGCCGACCGATGTTACAGGTCGTGCACGTGAAGAGGCTCTTGCAGCAAACGCTGAAGTCCTAGCTCAACGTGCTGGAGAAATGTCAATGGCAACTGCTGCTGCTAAAGCACAGCTTGATCAGGCTATTGATGCAACTAAACCTGATCGACAAGTAGTTATTGTTGATGAAGCAGTCAAAGTAGGCGAGCAGGTTGACACTATTGAGATTCGTGTCGTAGAAGACATTGAAAACATGACTCTCGGTGCGGGCAACAATTACAGCTTTAAGGCAGGTCAAAAGTACTCTGTCACTAAGGCAGTAGCTCAACACCTTAAAGAAAAAGGCTACTTAGCCGCTGCTATCTAACCAGTAATAATCGGAGCGGCGGGCACATAGTTGCCCGCTTCTTCGTTTGTAAGGATTTTTTAATACTGGTCACCTACCATTATGTAGGCGATGTTAGGAGTGGTTAGTGGCTGTAATAGCAGACATTCTTTATAGAGTTCGCCTTGAATTAGGTGACCTAGAAAAAGCATTTAACTGGTCCGATACAGGCGATGGATCCACAAAGGTCTATGACCTACGCGTTAAGCCAGTAGATCCGGCCACCCTTGTTGTAACAGTCAACAACACCCCCGTAACCCAGCCATCTGGCTACACCGTCCAAGCCGATCACGGAATCATTACCTTTGCTTCAGCGCCGGGTAATAACACAACCATCAGAGTATCTGGTACCCACTACCGCTATTTTACAGATACCGATTTAGAGCTTTTTATCAATACTGCTGTTGAACAGCATACCTACAACCGCACAGACGGTTTTGGAAACCAGATGACCTTGGCTAAGGTACCTGCCGTTGAAGAGTATCCAATTGCCATCCTTGCTGTAATTGAAGCCTTGTGGGCTCTTGCAACAGATGCGTCCTTTGACATTAATATCTTTGCTCCAGACGGAGTTACTATTCCTCGTTCTGAGCGTTACCACCAGCTCGTCAATATGATCAACCAGCGCCAAGAGCAATATAGAACCCTCTGCTCTGCGCTAAATATTGGTCTATGGAGACTTGAGATCGGAACCCTTCGTCGAGTATCTCGTCATACCAACAAGCTTGTTCCTGTCTATATGCCTCAAGAAATTGATGATGCCCGCAAGCCTGAAAGAGTTTATATACAAAATGATATGTTGGGCAGAAGTCCTATGCCGACAACGGCTGCTATTTATGACCTTGTGATATATCAAGGCGACAGCTTCTCAATCATTTTAGATTTCCCAGATACCTACAATATCTCTAACTTAGTATTTAAAGCACAGATCAGAACATATCCAAATGCTCCAGCTAGATACGCAGAGTTCACGGTTACCGTTACAGATCCAGTGCTAAAGAAGATTCAATTATCTTTAACAAAACAACAAACAGCTTACCTACCTGTTCGCGCTTTCTGGGATCTACAAGCAACCTCCACAGTAGATGCTACTTTCCAAAAAACATACATCAAAGGACAGGTGTTCGTAACTCAACAAGTGACGGTTGACTAATGCCAGAAGAAATTCAAATATCGGTATCTCCGCAACCTGAAATTCAAGTATCTATTGGTGGTAATGGCGCCACCGGTCCTACGGGTGCAGCAGGTGCCGCTGGTGCAACAGGTGCTACAGGCGCCACAGGCGCAACTGGTGCTACTGGTTTAACAGGTGCAACAGGGGCCACAGGAGCCACAGGAGCCACTGGTCCACAGGGTCCTATTGGTTTTGTAGGCCCAGAAGGTGATGCGGGTCCTACAGGCGCTACAGGCGCCGCTGGACCAACAGGTGCAACTGGACCTGCGGGTGCGACTGGTGCGACTGGTGCACAAGGAACATCAATAACATTTAGAGGATCAGTTCCCGATCCATCGTATCTTGCTTCACTTGGCGCTACTGCTGCAGTTAACGACGCATATATTGTTGACTCAAATGGAGATCTTTATGTATGGGATGGCGATAGTTGGAACAATGTAGGACAAATTGTTGGTCCTACTGGTCCGCAGGGTGCAACTGGCACAGCGGGTACTAATGGCGCAACAGGTGCTACAGGAGCAACGGGACCTACGGGTGCTACTGGTGTAGCAGGTGCTACGGGTGCTACTGGAGCGACAGGACCACAGGGTGTTTCAGGTCCAACTGGAGCTACAGGTGCAACTGGTGCTACTGGTGCAGATTCACTAATACCAGGACCTGCTGGATCAACTGGTGCCACTGGTGCTACTGGCCCTACAGGAGCTACTGGCGCAGATTCTACTGTGCCCGGACCAACGGGAGCCACTGGTGCAACGGGCGCGACTGGAGATGTTGGAGCAACTGGAGCAACGGGAGCAACTGGAGCAATCGGTGCGACAGGTGCGACGGGAGCAACAGGCGCAACTGGAGCTGATTCAATTGTTCCAGGACCTACTGGTGCCACAGGCGCTACAGGACCTACTGGTGCTACGGGTCCAACTGGAGCAGACTCAACCGTTCAAGGACCCACAGGTCCAACAGGACCTACTGGTGCTCAAGGAACTTCATTAAATATTTTAGGAAGCGTTTCTACTACTGGAGATCTTCCTGCTACCGGTGCTGCTGGTGACGCATATATTGTTGTTGGTGATAACGGTCATCTTTATGTTTGGGATACTGGAACATCTTCATGGGATGATGTTGGACAGATCGTTGGACCAACTGGTGCGACTGGTATTTGGTATGCAAGTGCAACAGCGCCAGCTTCACCTGCACTAGGTGATGTTTGGTTTAATACTAATAACGCAAAAGTTTATGTTTATTACGACAGCTTCTGGGTTGAATGGGCATCTTCAGATGTTGGTCCAACAGGACCCGCAGGTCCAACAGGCCCAACAGGCCCAGCATCTACAGTGCCAGGACCAACCGGATCAGCGGGACCAGCCGGTCCTACAGGTCCAGCTGGAGGTCCAGGACCTGCTGGTGCAACAGGTCCCACAGGTCCTACGGGTCCAACAGGACCAACAGGAGCTACAGGGCCAGCATCTACTGTTCCAGGTCCAACTGGCGCAACGGGACCAACAGGTCCAATTGGCGAAGCGGGCTTTCACCCGTTCTTGTTAATGGGCGCATAATAAAATTAAGAAGAATAGGAAGTGAGTAATGGCAACTACATATAAAGTGTTAGGTCAAGCTGTGGCAATCGCGGGCACAGAGGTAGATCTATACACTGTTCCAGCGTCAACTCAAACAGTAGTTAGCTCCATTACTGTAGCCAATAGAGATTCAGTTAGCACTACCTTTAGAATTGCTGTGCGTCCTAATTCTGAGGTTTTGGCAAACCGTCACTATGTGGCGTATGAAATCACTCTTGATCGTAATAGCACTCAAGTATTTACCTTGGGTATCACCTTAGACGCTGGGGATGTTATAACAGTCCGCGCTGCGGCTGCCACAGTGTCCTTCAATGCTTTTGGGACGGAGATCACCGCATGAGTCTTGCAAGCTTTCCACCATCTGGTGGCAAGGATAAACAGAACTTTTACGGCTTTAAATACGATCCTATTAATGACACTTTGACTATTGAGGAATACCTATGGGGAGATACATCAGCTCAAATCATTGTTCCTCAAGTAAATGATGATGGAACGGTATACGCTCGATATGACGATACCTATTACACAACCGCGCTAACCCCTTACGAATTCACTTTTTCGTGGGATACTACCTATACAGACCAGCTTATTATGGAGGTTGACTAGTGGCTGCCCAGATCTTTAATTTAGGTAAGCTCCGCTTTACCTACAAAGGTGCCTATAGCGGCGCTACTGAATACCAACTTAACGATGTAGTCAAGTACACCAATAACCTCTATGTGTACATCAACACAGGCGCAACCACAGGTAACGCCCCAACCAATACCTCATATTGGTCAAAGATGATTGATGGTTATACAGACCCTACTTCAGGAACTAATGGTCAGTTCTTACAAACTACCGGATCTGCTTTTCAGTTTGCCACTGTAAGCCAAGTACCTTCTCAAACAGGTAACTCAGGTAAATTTCTTAAAACAGACGGCACCAATGCTTCTTGGTCAAACGAATTTGGTAATCTTGGAGTAACTGCTGACCTTGATGTTGGAACAACCGCAGGTGAATTATATGTAGGTAATGGTGCTCGCAACGACGCTGAGACTCTTGGTACTAGCGTAATCAATGTAACAACAAAAGCTCTTACTTCCAATGTTGCAACTATTACTACAGCAACCGCACACGGATTTGCTCCATTTCAATTTGTAACAATTGCCCTCAGCCCAGCTGATGCTGCCTTTGATGGCACCTACGAAATCACTTCGACTCCAACACTTAATACATTTACCTTTGATAAGGTAACGGGAAACATTGGATCGCAAGCTACTGTTGGTACAGTGTCTGCAATTCCAGGATACACAAATGCAGTTGCTGTATTTGCCGTGGATGCAGATGATGACTTTGCTCAAGTAGCATTTAGAAATCGTGGTAATGGCGCTAACTCTTCTACAGACTTTATTGTTTATCCAGATAATGGAACTGACTTTGCTGGTTGGTTCTCTCATGGTGTAACCAGTTCGGCTTTTGCTGATCCAGAGTTTACCCTCACTGGACCTAATGACGCTTACCTCTTCTACGACGCTCCAACCGATACCGTAGGAGCTGGTAACCTAGTTATTGCAACTGGCGATAAGGGATCAGAAAACAAAATTATCTTTGCTGCTGGTGGTCTACAGTCTGACAACGAGCAGATGTCTATTACCCCAGATGTCAATGTTCATGTTGAAATTGCAACTCAATCTACATCTCCTACTACGGGTGCTTTAACTGTAGTTGGCGGTGTTGGTGTTTCAGGTAATTTAAATGTTCTTGGTGATACCACTATCACAGGTAACTTGACCTTCGGCGGAGGCTCTACAACTACTGCAAACCTTACTGTTACCGATCCAATCGTCTTTGTTGGAAACGCTAACTCTGATGACCTTCTTGATCTAGGTCTTGTTGGAGAGTACGCAACTACTATCTCAGCCATTGTAACCACTGTTACAAATAAAGCTTTAACTTCAAATGTCGCTACTCTCACAACTTCTACATCTCACACTTACTTAGAGGGAGATATTGTTGTAGTAACTGGAGTAGATGCTACATTTAATGGTACCTATGCTATTACAGCAGTTACCTCAAACACATTTAGCTATGCTAAAACCAACGCTAACGTGTCTTCTGCTGCCGCCACAGGTAGCGCATCGGTAAGTAAGCGTCGTAAATATGCAGGTGTTCTTCGTGATGCTACTGACGGCGTTATAAAGTTCTATAAAGATGGAACTACTAAGCCAACATCTACTGCAAACTTTGGAGAAGCTGGAGCTGCGTTTGCTGATATTCGAGTGGGCGGTTTAACAGCTTCTGGCACAGTGTCTCTTAGCGGTACAGTTGATATCCAAGAGATGCGTGAAACTGTAGTATCTCTTGCTATTTCTTCTAACGCTATTGCGGCTGATTGGTCTTCTGGAAACATCTTCTGGGTAACATCAACTCCTAGCGCAAACTTTACAGTTAATTTAACAAATGTACCAACTGATAATGATCGCGTTATGACAATAAACGTATTTGTTACTCAAGGTGCAACTGGGTATATTCCAAGTGCATTAACTATTAATGGCGGTGGATCTATTACTCCTAAGTGGCCTACAGCTGCTGCTCCTACTCCAACATCAACAGCAGGAAGAATTGATGTTTTCACATTTACACTTATTCGTCTTAGCAGTGCATGGACAGTACTAGGCTCCGCTAACTTAAACTGGGGGTAATTAAATGCCTTTTGTTAGCTCTGTTCGTGGAAGCTACGGAGTTCAAAGCAGACTTAGAGGACAAACTGGTCGTTTAGGTACCGGCAGTACTGGCGGAACTATTACAACTGCCGGCGGATATCGCATTCATGCTTTTACTGCTGTTGGAACTTCAACTTTTGTACCAGATTCTGGCGGAACAGTTGAATATTTAATTATTGGCGGTGGCGGAGGCGGAGGCGCTATTGGCGGAGGCGGAGGCGCTGGAGGCTACAGGTCTGGTTCACTTGCTATAAATCAACAAAATTATTCAATTGTTGTTGGTAATGGTGGAATTGCTTCAGGAAATAATGACTCTGGAGGTACAAATGGTGGAGATTCATCTGCGTTTAATTTAATTTCTAGCGGTGGTGGATTTGGTGGTTCACATGCTGGTGGATCAAACTCTACATCTGGTAAATCTGGTGGCTCAGGCGGCGGTGGTGCGGACAACGGTACTGCTGGTGGATCTGCTAATGGTCAAGGAACAGGTAATGCTGGCGGAGCCGGTAGACCTGGAATTAATAACGACAGAAGAGGCGGCGGAGGTGGTGGTGCTGGAAGCGCCGGCTCATCAGGTAGCGATACTGCTCATGGCGGAAGCGGTTTACAAAATTCTATTTTAGGAACAAATTATTATTGGGCTGCAGGCGGTGGGGGTAGTGTTTATACAGGTGGGCAATCTGGAAATGGTGGTATAGGTGGAGGTGGCGGTGGCTCTGCCACAAGTGGTGGATCAGCAGGATCTGGCGGCGGTAGCGCATTGAACTCTGGAGCATCTGGAACAGTAGGTGATAACCGACCAGGAGGAGCTGGTGGTGCTAATACTGGCTCAGGTGGTGGAGGTTCTTCTTGGAGTGACCCTCCTGATGTTGTTGTAGGTGGTTCAGGTATTGTAGTTATTAGGTATCCAATCTAATGACAGCAATTGATTTTCCTAATTCACCTACACTCAATCAAGAATTTACTTCTGGATCCACTACATGGAAGTGGGATGGTGTTGCGTGGAATGTAATTCGCACACCTGTTGTCGGACCTACAGGAGCCACGGGAGCTACAGGTGCACCTGGTGTTTGGTCTTCTACATCTACTGCTCCAGTAAATCCGCAAGCTGGTGATGCTTGGTTTGATCCAAGTACAGGCGGAATTTTTATTTATTATGACGGATACTGGGTGGAAGCAGGTGCTGCCCCAATTGGTCCAACAGGTGCCACAGGTCCTGCCGGATCTGTAGGTCCTCAAGGACCGACAGGTGCAACTGGACCGGCATCAACAGTACCGGGTCCTACAGGTGCTACTGGAGCGACTGGTGCGACAGGAGCTACTGGAGCAACAGGCGAAGGTGGATCGGGTAGTTACTCATTATCGTGGTGGTTAGGAGTCTGATATGGCCGGCATCGAACGACTCGGCGTAGTAAAGCTATCCTCAGAGGTTGCTTTTAGCTCAGGAACCACGATCTTCACTGCAACAGATAACTATCTGCTTTCTGTAATAGCTACCAACACAGAGCCTACAAACGCAAGTATTTATGTATTTATTGTGCCTAGCGGAGCAACTCAAGCTTCTCAATATGCCTTAGTTGCTTACAGTCTTCCTCTTTCTGGATACAATACATATGAAACTTTCCGTTTTGCGGTTAACAATGGCGATGTCGTCAAAGTTGCTGGTAGCGCGGGAGTATCGTTTTACGCACAAGGTATTGACCAAGTAACCGTATAGGAGACTAAGTGCCAGGGTATGCTTATACACGTCCTGTAACAAATGTTACACAGGACACTGCTCCTGCAATTAATCTTGCTGCGGTTAATACCTTTTACGGTTTTAAAATGGATCACACAACTAGCAGGGTTACTGTTGAGCAGGTAACTCCTAATAGCGGTGATGATATTGATCTTCCAGATGATGGTGCAGAAGCCGATCCAGAGGCTTACAAGCACTGGCTTTGGAATGAATACAATCTTGGTTTTTCTTGGAGCGGAGATCGACTTCTCATGGAGGTAAAGTAGTATGTCCCAAATCATTGATCTAGGAAAGCTGCGCTTTACCTATACAGGCGTTTATAGCGGCGCAACCAGTTACGAGTTTAACGATGTAGTCAGCTACGGTGGAAACCTGTACCACTACAAGTTTGCAACAACAGCAAGCGGGTATGCTCCAACTAATACAACTTACTGGAATTTAATTTTATCTGGTCTTAAATATGTTGGTGCGTACTCTGGTAGCACTGGATACAAAGTTGGCGAAGTAATCTCTCAAGGTGGAAAGTTATACCTTTGCACCGCAGACGCTTCTCCGGGAACAGCACCAACTAATACCAGCTTCTTTACTCTTATCTCTGATGGAATTCAGTACGAAGGAGCTTATTCAGGTGTTGCAACTTATCAAAAGAGTGATGTAGTTTCTTACGGCGGATCTGCTTACATCCTTACAGCTAACACTAGCTCTGGTAATGCCCCAACAGATACTGCGTTTTGGGATAAGTTAGTAGACGGAACATATCCAAATCAAGCAGGTAACGCTGGAAAAGTTTTAACTACTGATGGAACATCAGCATCTTGGACAGGGACACCAACTCTGGCAGGATTAACCGTTGATGGGGATACCGAAGTATCAAACACATCCGGCGCTCTTTATGTAGGTGCAGATGCCAAAACTACGGCAGACGCTAACGGAACAAATGTTAAGACTGTTACCAACAAAGCTTTAACGTCTAACGTAGCAACACTTACAACAAGCGCAGCTCATGGCTACTCTCCTTTCCAATTTGTAACTGTAGCTGGGGTAGATGCAACTTTTAACGGTACTCATGAAATTATTGATACCCCGACCACTACTACATTTACCTATGCCGTAACCGCATCAAATGTAACCTCTGTTGCATCAGGCGGTACTGTATCTGCGGTAACAGGCTTTACTAACCCAGTAGCTTTCTTTACTATTGATGGAGATGACTACTCACAGGTCATCATGCAAAACACCAGCACTGATCCTAATGCGTCTTCCGACTTCATTGCTTACCCAGATAACGGAACTGACTTTGCTGGTTATATTGATTTAGGTATCACAAGTTCTACCTTTAGCGATCCAGAGTTCACCATCACAGGTCCTAACGACGGTTACATTTTCGTAACCGCCCCTGTCGGATCATCTGGAAACGGAAACCTTGTTCTTGCTACAGGCGATACTGGCGCAGAAAACAAGATTGTTTTTGCCGCTGGAGGTTTGGGATCTGACAACACACAGATGGAAATTACTCCAGATGTAAATGTTCATATTGAAATTCCAACGGAATCTACCTCTCCTACAACAGGTGCTCTAACAGTTGTTGGTGGCGTGGGTATCCAAGGCGATATGAATATTGCTGGTGATGTGGCAATCGTAGGTAACCTTTCATTTGGTGGTGGATCTACTACTACATCTAACCTAGCGGTTTCTGACCCACTTGTATTTGTTGGTAACGCTAACAACGCAGACACTCTTGATCTTGGATTAATTGGGGAGTACGCTGTAACCGTATCAGCTATTACTGCGGTTGTTAATAACAAGGCTCTTACTTCAAATGTGGCTACCCTAACCACAGCAGCAAACCACAACTATCTAGTTGGTGATTGGGTTACAGTAACAGGCGTAGACGCCACATTTAACGGCACATATCAAATTACTACCGTGCCTACTTCAACTACATTTACCTACGCTAAGACTGCATCAAATGTGTCTTCAACAGCCGTAAGTCCAACAGGATCCGCATCTGTATCTGCTCGACGCAAGTTCTCAGGAATTGTTCGTGACGCTTCAGATGGAATTATTAAAATATTTGCGGACGCAACAACAAAACCTACATCTACAGTTAACTTCTCTGAAGGTGGTTTAGTATTTGCGGACTTTAAGGCAAAGAACATCGAAGCTACGGGAACTCTTGCAGTTGGCGGTACTGGAGATGTAACAGGAAACTTTGCCGTCGCAACTAATAAGTTCACTGTTAACGCAACAACTGGAAACGCCGCAGTTGCGGGTACCCTTGGAGTTACTGGGTTACTTACAGCCAACGGTGGAGTTTCTTCTTCCGGATCTCTTACATTTACTGGTGGAGCGTCCTTCTCTGGTACTACAGACGTTCAAGAACTTCGTGAGCAGGTAGTTGATGTAACCCTAGCTTCCAATGTGGGAACCCTTGATTGGACTGCTGGAAACATTTTCTATATCGCTACCGCTCCTTCTGGCGCAATGACCTTTAACGTAACAAATGTTCCTACAGAAGGATCTAAAATTATGACAATTAACGTCATAGTTACACAAGGTTCTACCGGATACATTCCAACAACTTTCCAAATTGCAGGAGCTTCTCAAACTATTCGTTGGTTAGGTAGTGCTGCTCCAACTCCAACCTCATCTGCTAATAAGATTGATATCTTCAACTTTACAATGCAACGCACTTCAGGTGGTTCTTGGATCGTCTACGGCGCAGCGTCTCTAAACTTCTAAGGAGCTTAAATGCCTTTTATAGCATCTGTTCGATCTTCGTTCGGACCACAGGGACGGTTTAGACCAACTGCCAGATTAAGCGACTCTACTGG